ATCGGTAGTCAGCACTTGATGCTGGCCGGTGGGCGTACTCAGGCGCCGGAAAGTCTGAGTGCCCGAAAGGGCGGCGATACCTCTCTGCCTCTCACTTTGTGCTGTGGGGGGTAGGGGGGCTTTGGGCGATACACCGCGAAAAGGAGGCGCAGGCGTGATCACAGTGCGATGCAAGACAGGCGAATACACGATGCCTGCAGATGTGTGGGCTGGCTACCGGCGGCTCTACCCGACTGCAGACGATGAGTTTGCGCGGATGAGCATCTGGCTGGAGTTGAACGCAGCAAAGAGGCCGGCAGCGCCTGCGAGTGCACCCAGGTTTGTTGCCAACTGGTTCAAGAAAGTGCGGGCGGCCCAGCCTGTGCGAGTGCAGCGCGAACTGATTGTGGACTTGCTGACAGGACGGACACATGGAAATCACCGAGCAGACAACAACGTCATCGACATCGAAGCCGCACCTGCCCGCCTCGTGGGTTGAGCGGATTTTCGAGGTGATGGCCGCCACCTACGGGCGCCAGCGCTTGGGGACGATGTTCGACGGCCAGGAGCCGGACATGGTGAAAAAGGTGTGGGGCCGCGCGCTGGCAGCACTGCCTTCAGACGCCGTGGCCGCTGCAGTCCATCGGTTGCCAGAACAGGCGTGGACATGGCCGCCGACCCTGCCGGAGTTTGTGGCTTTTGCGCGCGAGCAGATTCCGCCTGCTGCACACCGCCCTGCATTACCGGTGCCGAATCGCCGGCAGGCAGACATTGCAGCAGGTGCGGAAAAGATGGCCGCATTGAAAGCCTCAGTCAGCGACAGAAAAGACCCGCGTGCCTGGGCGCACAGGATTCTGGCTCGCCACGCAGCCGGCGACACCAGCCTTGCGCCCATCTCGATCCAGTTTGCGCGGGAGGCGTTGAACAAGCCCGCGTTCGGGGGTGACGCATGATTCAAGTTAACAATTCATTTCGGGCGCTGATACCGCCGCTATCTGCAGAAGAGCGGGCGCAACTGGAAGCAAACCTGCTTGCAGACGGATGCCGTGAGCCGCTTGCGCTGTGGGGCGACGTTTTGCTGGACGGCCATAACCGATACGAAATCTGCACTCGGCTCGGGATTGATTACCGGGTTGTGCAGGTTGACGGAATCCAGACTGAAAGCGACGCAACTCTTTGGATTGTTCGCAACCAGCTCGGGCGCAGAAATATCAGCGATTACGTCCGCGCCGAACTGGCATTGGTTGCCAAGCCGCTCATCGAAGCAAAGGCGCGGGCCAATCAGGGGGCAAGAAACGACATTCGTGAGAATTCTCACGAAGGTTCTCGCACCGACGAAACCCTTGCCGACATGGCGGGTGTATCCAGCAACACCATCCGCAAGGTGGAGCGCATTGCGCAGCAAGGCGACGACAAGCTCAAGGAACTGGCGCGATCCGACGATGTGTCAATTCATCTCGCCAGCCAAGTTTTAGCGCTGCCAGAAGAAGAGCAACAGCAAGCGGTAAACGAAGCAGCCGCCCATCCAGAAAACGCATCCGCAATTTTGCGGGAAGCCGTAAAAGCTCACGTTTCAAACAACAGCGGCAATAACGAGTGGTACACGCCGCCGATGTATGTGCAGGCAGCGAAAGACGTGATGGGGAGCATTGATGTCGATCCGGCGTCTTGCGAACTTGCAAACGCCACCGTGCAGGCCGCTACGTTTTACGACGAGCGTGCAAATGGCCTGACAAAAACGTGGAGCGGAAATGTGTGGATGAACCCGCCTTACGCACAACCGCTAATCAGTCAATTTTGTTCAGCGCTTGTGGAAAAGTTTCAGGCCGGGGAGGTGAAGCAAGCCTGCGTTTTGGTGAACAACGGAACCGAAACGGGGTGGTTTCAATCGCTGCTTGAACACGCCAGCGCTGCCTGCTTGGTGAAGACGCGCATCAAATTCATCGACAAGGATGGCAACCCATCGGGCGCGCCATTGCAAGGGCAGGCAATTTTGTACTTGGGCAAAAACACCGGCGAATTCTCAGGCGTGTTTTCTAGCTTTGGGAAGGTTTTGTATGCCTGAGCGCGGCGTCATCAGAAACCGAGAGCATAAGCAGCAAATCAACGATTTCAGCGGGCTTGCGTTTGAAAAAATATCGCCCACTGACATTGATGCATTCATGGACTTTGGGAACCGGCTGTTTGTGATCGTCGAGTCAAAGTACGGCGGCGCAAAGCTAAAGATGGGGCAAAGAATTGCGCTTGAGCGACTGGCAGACGCTTGCGATAAGCCGCCGCAACGGCGTGCCGTTGTTTTCGTAACGACCCACGAATCAACGGGGGACGTGGATTTCGCAAAGACAGAGGTGGTCTCTTACCGTTTTAACGGTCGATGGTTTTCGCCAAAGAGCACACAGAAAACCTTGCTCGACGGTGTTTTAGCGTTCAAAAAACTATGCGGCGTATGACTTGCCGCTCCTGCTTGCACTCAGCCTGGGCGCGGGTGGGCGTGTGGTGCAACAAATGGAAAACCGTTCCGCAACGGACTTGCGGTGACTTCACCTATGAACCCGGGACAGACGAATGATTGAACAACTGATGATCCAGCGCGCCGAAATCGACGCCGCAATAGAAGCCGAGCGCAAAGCAATGTCGGCAGTTGCTATCGCTCGCGTGCGCGATCTGGTGGCCACGCACAACCTACGCGCACAAGACGTTTTCCCTGGCAGCTCGGGGATGAAGTCTGCAGCGAAAAAGGTGGCTGCCAAGTACCGCGACCCTGCCAGCGGCAAGACGTGGAGCGGGCGCGGCGTGTCGCCGAAATGGTTTGACAAGAGCCGGCCGACGGACTTTTCGCTGTGATTGACGCGCTACTGCTGGACTTGCTGTACAGCGGCGCCGGTGCTGCGTTGGGTGCCGTCTGCGTATTTGGGCTGATGTGGCTCGCCGACTGGCCGTAAAGGACGACAAGCCGCCGTGTACACAATGTATCCACGCCCGCCAGCACAAGCCCGAGTTCCTGAGCGAACGTGCGCCGTTTGCCTGGGTGTGCAGCCACCCGTCTGCGCTGCGGATCAACGACGGTGCGGTGTGGTCAATCACGCTGGCGCGGCCAATCTGCAGGGGAAAGCGGTTTGAACATAAACGCTGATCTGCAGAAGGTGCTGGAGCTTTTGGCACAAGGCGCGGTTGATGCGGAGGCGATTGGCGCGGTGTCCTGCGAGCTAACCATTACCGACCCATTTGGTGCCGGCGTTTTGTACCGTTACGTGGGACAGGCCGCCGAGTTTAAACCTGCGGAGCCAGAGTGGCACTGACACCGACGCAGCGCAGCACGAAGCATCTGCAGGCCGAGGGCTACCACGTTGAACTGGTCGAGCAGACCAAGCGCGTGGGCCAGCCGGGCGCGATGAAGGTGTGGAAGGTGGATCTGTGGAATTTCATTGATCTGCTGTGCATCAAGCGAGGGGAAGTCTTGGCTGTACAGGTTACGTCGGCAAGCAACGTGCCCGCCAGGGTTCGCAAGATTACCGATTCGCCCCTGCTGCCGTTGGTGCGTGAGTCCGGCGTGCGAATCGTCGTCCACGGCTGGCATCCAGATGGGCGCCTGCGACTGGTGGACTTGTCGTGAAAGAACGCTTGCGAGCGCTGATGCCACTCATACCGCCGATGGAGTACCGGGCGGTCAGAACGGCGATCAAGGAAGCCATCACCTACATCGCACGGCTCGAGGAGCGTGTTGCTGAGCAGGAAAAGCACTTGTCCATGCTGCGTGCGCAGTTGCTGAAGGATCGCAAATGACGGACGACCGCCTGTCTTGGTTGCTGGACTTGTGGCGGGACTGGATGCGCAGGCCAGACCACCGGCACGAACTTGGCTATCCATCTACCGCTGCGGGCATCCGGTTTCGGGCTGGGAGCGACTTCGACTCTATGGTCGACAACGTGGACAACTCGCAGGCGCTGGCAGTGGATGCGGCCATAGACAGCCTGCCGCACCTGGAGCGCACCGCCGTGCATCACGTTCTCATCGCCAGCGTCTACCGGGCGCGGGAGCCTTTACAAGACGTTTATCGGCGCGCTCGGGAGCGCCTGAAGATTAGCCTGCACGCAAGGAACATTGAATGAGCGACGAATACCTAAGCACCACAGAGTTTGCCGACGCCATTGGCGTGGCGCACAGAACCATCCACGACGCCCGCACAAAGTACGGCAGCTTCCACGGGTTTGAGCCAATCGAGTTGCCCAATGGCCGGCTTGCATGGCCGCGCAAGTTTGTCGATCAATGGCATGACCCAAAGCGCCGACAGCAAATGAAAGACACGGTTTAACACGGTTACATAAGGGTGCCCGCCCTGTTGTAATCGTGGCGGGGAAGTGTCTCTGACGTTTCCCCATCTGTCTCCTCCTTAGTGGCCTGACGACCACTTTCAGCCGCCGCCTTGGCGGTTTTTTTTCGCGGAATAATCCTAAGGGAACTCCGAAATGGCAGCACGTTTGCGCGCCCGGCATCAAGACGAAATCCGGGAAAAGATTAAGACAAGTCAGCTGATAAATCGGCTTACCGATTGCGGACTTGGCGATTTGGAATTGACTGCTCAGCAGTTAAAAGCAATCGAGATTCTATTGCGCAAGTCGTTGCCTGATTTATCTGCCGTCAGTATTGAAGGCACGGGCGAAAACGGCGACATACCGATCACGTTTACATGGGCGAATCAGCCCGCATCGTAATTCCTTACTCGCCACGGACGGCGTTCCTGCCGTTCCACCAGCGCACCCAGCGTTGGTCGGTGATGGTCTGCCATCGCCGCGCGGGTAAGACGGTCGCGTGTATTAACGATTTGCTGCGCTCTGCGCTGACGACGACTAAGCCGGATTGGCGGGGCGCATACATAGCGCCGTACTACTCGCAGGCCAAGGATACGGCTTGGGGATATTTGAAGAAGTTTGCCGGCGTAGTGCCTGGAGCGCAGTTCAGCGAAGGGGAATTAAGGGCTGATTT